ATGGAAGAAGTAAAACAATCATTACAGCAAAAACAGGAGAACTACAAAACGGCGTATCTCCAAAAGCGGACAATCTGCAACCGTCAAAGCGTGTACATAAGCGGAGAGATACAGAAACGTATCATGCAGATTGTAGGCGTGATTACTGGCAAACAGGTAAGTATCGGAAATTTCATTGATAACGTACTGGAAGAACATTTGAATACACACAATGATGTTCTTTCGGCTCTCTATCGGGAAGAAATGCAAAAAGGAATATTCAACCAGCCAAAAGAAAAAAACCTATGAATATCATAACTATTGAGGAACAGACCTTTAAACAGGTGTGCGGTCGGTTTTCCGGCTTCGCCAGTCAGGTGGAACGGATTTGCAAAGAGAATACCCGTCAGCCAGATGAATGGCTGTCAGGTCGTGAAGTGTGTGCCCTGCTCGGTATCAGCATCCGAAGTTTGCAGAACTACCGGGATAGCGGTAAACTGGGCTACTCCCAAATAGGTAACAAGCTGTACTATAAATCTGCCGATATTGAAAGACTGATTGCAGAATGTATGGAAAACAAGATAACGAATTATAAATCAAACAATAAATAAATATTGTCCTATGGAAAAGAAAGAAGAAAATAATACGGAAATAAACCAGTCATTCAAATTGTCTGCTATTGTCGGAATTTGGGAAAGTTTAAACCTTCATCCTACGGTGATGATATACCCAAGCAAGAAAAAGTATTTCCTTTCGATGCTCCATGTATCTGATAACGGACAGGCGAAACCAGCCGTTTACGAGATACAGAAAGAAGATAACCGTTACTTCATCGTTGAAGCCTTTAAACGGCTTTATATCGGCTATGATGCGGTAAAAGATAGTATTTCCATATTTTACTATGGCGAGTATCTGCGTAACTGACAGGTGTATGTCTGTCAATCATTCAAACGAATTATCAATCAATATAACGATATAGCAATATGGAACTGATAAATGGCAATAGTGAAATAATTAGGGACTTCTTTCAGTCTATGGATAGAATATTAGACGGTATCAGCCGACTGGCAAAGGAAAACAGACCACATTTGAACGGTGAAAAGTTTCTAAGCAACCGGGAAGCAGCCAAATGCCTGAAAGTAAGCATCCGCACGCTGCAAGAATGGAGAGATACGGGCGTTATCCCTTACATTCAGATAAAAGGCAAAATAATCTACCGTCAAAGCGATATAGAAAGGCTTTTGCAGACCTACTATAATAAAGAACGGCAGGAATAACCTCCATCCTTAAAAACACACATTTTTTTCCGAAACTGACTAAGAGCATTAACTTTATTAGTGTAGTATTTCGTCTGTGCAAGTCTTTAACTAAAAATACAACCCGGAGCGCAGCGCAGGTGTGGAGATTTTTAGTTAAACCCATAAGGCTTGGACTTGAACGGACGGAATACGGAGCTTACCTTTGTTAATGTTTTATTCAGCTTCGGAAAAAGTACTATACTTCTTTCTGCAATTTTGCAAACCTTGTCATTAAGGATTTTTCCCCGAAGTTCTCAAAATCAACTTTCACCACTTCGTCTCGACCTGATTTTAAAATATCTTTTATAAATCCTTTTCCAAATCTTTCATGTATAACATTATCACCTATAGCTAATGCGCACTTTTGGTTTATGTAATGTATCTCAGAGGATGTATTTGGAAGTCTTTCTTGCAAATTGGTTATTTTTGAAGTTAGGTCTTTTATCATTTCTGTTACATAAGTAATTTCAGGCGATAAATGTATATTTGCTTCCAGTGTAGCAGTAGAAACGCCTAATAAAGATACTAAAGAATTAATATTTGTTTCTTTAGTAGAATATGTTGATTTTATATTAGCAGCTATAATATCTATTTCGTTTTGAACTTCATCTATTCTTAGTGAACTAGAATATTCACAATCCCTAAATCCTTGTATATCAAAAATACGACTTGTTAAATCATCCTTAATTAAACAAACAGGTAAGTTAAAAGCCTGCCTTATGCCTAATTCATATAACACATTTGGATTTTTAGAACTCAAATCACAGATACACATTTCAGCACTCAAAAGATGCTGAACTATATCTAATACTATAAAATTAGTCTCCTGAATTTCATCTGCTCTTGTTGCTTCAAATCCTGCCTTTTCAATTGCAGGTCTAAGAAGATGCAGATAAACTCTATTAAAATGTCCACTTGGATAATCGTCTGTATCAGATATAGGCATTATAACAAAACACTTCATATTATTTCTTTTGAGACAAAGTTAATAATTAAAAACTATTTTCCTATAAAATTTCTCTCTACATTTGCCATATCACGCATAATAGAACTATCCAAAACTTTTGCATAATGCTGTGTCATTCTGATATTGGAATGTCCCAAGATTTTAGACACATTTTCCATTGATACATCATTGGCAAGAAAAACAACAGTAGCCGCCGTATGTCTTGCAACATGCGTGGTCAGCCGTTTGGCTATGCCGCATACATCAGCAATTTCTTTTAAATAGGCGTTCATGCGCTGATTACTGATTACAGGCAAAAGTACTCCTTTTTTTATGCACTCTGCATTATCTTCATATTTTCTCAATATCCTTTGAGGAATAGATAAGACGGGAACATTACACATCTGATTAGTTTTCTGTCGTGCCTTGCGTATCCACAAAGCACCGTTATTGTCTTTTATCAGGTGTTCACGGCTTAATTGCTGCACATCCACGAAAGCGAGCGCGGTAAAACAACAAAAGACAAAAACATCTCTTACCTGCTCCAATCGTTTGATAGTAAATTCTTTGTTCATCAAAATATCCAGTTCTTCACGTGAAAGAAACTCTACATTTACTTCATCCTGCTTGAAGTGGATGCCGTAAAACGGGTCTTTCTTTATCCAATCGTTAGCTAAAGCAATGCGGATAACCTTTTTCAAGTTCTTCAAATGTTTCAATGCGGAGTTATTTTGGCAATGCTTGTCCGTTTTCAGCCAAAAATCAAAGTCACGGATAAACTGTCCATCCAGTTCTGCCAACATTATATCATCACGGTGGTAATTACTGCGAATATATTCTTTCAGGCGGTTTATGGAAGTATCAAACTTGGTAACTGTGCTTTCCGTATATTCTTTGCCAATCAGGGCACGACATTTTTCGTTATGCTCTGCATACACTTCCAGCAAGCTGCGCTGTACCTTATCCCGTCCGTAGAAACAATCCTTTATTATATCGGCTGTTATCGGTTTGTTGTCTATTTCCAGTTCACGGTGTATCTGCAATACTTTGGCACGAACCGTATTGATATAGTGGTTTAATTCTGCGGCTACACGGTCTTTTCCTTTGGAACATTCCTTTTTCTGATTCCATAAATCGATGGGAATGCTCCGTTTAATCATAACTTCGGCTACTCGCTTGTTTACGGTGATGCGCATACAGATAGGAGCTTCACCGTTTTTCAGAAGTTTCGCTTTCTTGATGATGAACAATACGCTTAGTGTGTTTCTTTTCACTGCTCCCATAATTCTTTGTTTTTTAAGTGGTACAAAATTAGTTTGCTACACTCAAAAACCAGCTACGCAAAAAGCTGACAATCAAAGACAAATGCGTCAATTCGTGGGAGCAAAAACAGCTTTCAAAAAGTCCCACGAATAAGCCACGTGAGAACTGCTTAAAACCACTATTTTTTGCCGAAGCGGAGAAAAAGAAAAAGCTCTGAAAT